ATGCAAAAGTTGATTTAACCTCAACCGATCTTACTGTTTTATATACTGCACCTAGTGGAGCAGACTTTAATGCTTCTATTGTAAATTCTATAATAGTTTCAGAAGATAGCGGTAATGCTGATACGTTAACACTAACTATTACAAATGGCAGTGACGTATTTAGCTTGTTTAAAGTAAAGGCAGTAGGTGCAAACGGTACTGTTGAGTTATTGACAAGAGACTTAGTTTTACAAAGTGGTGAAGTATTGAAAGTACAAGCTGCAACAGCAAATAGACTACATGTTGTAGCAAGTATACAAGAGTTATCTAAGACAAGAGTAACAACAAGTGCGTTAGCACAGATATAGGATTGAACAAATATTTAAAATAAGGTAATGTGTTAGAATGGGTATAGGTAAATTATTAAAAAAAATTGCTCCTGTAGCACTTAGTGCATATTTTGGACCTAGCGTTGGAGCTGGTATAGGACAATTGTTCGGTGCTTCTGCTGTCAATCCGTTCATATCAAGAGCAGTAACAGGAGCTTTAGCCAGTAAACTTGGTGGTAGTAAAAACAAAGATGCTCTCATGGCTGGTTTGTTATCAGGTGGATTAGGTGCAATGTTTGGTGGTGGAACTGGTGCAGAAGCTGGATCAAACGCAACAAACCAAGCTGCTGTTAAAGCTGGAACAATTGGAAAAGATATGTCAAAAGAACTTGCTCGTAATCAAGCAGTTCCAGATAGTGCTTTATTTAGCAAGACAGCAACTGATGTGGCTTCCGAAGGTATTAAAGGTGTAACCACAGGTGGTGGTAATTCTGGTAGCTTTTTGAATGCTTTAGGTATTGGTGATGACACTATTGCAAATAAGTTTTTAAGTTCAGGTTTAGGACAAGGATTAACCGCTGGATTGTTAATGCAATTACTAGCTGGTGGTGAAGATGAAGGCGACATGAGATCAGAATTTGAAAGAAGACCTTTTGGATACGGAGGACCTGGTGGCAGACTTGGTGGTATAACATACGCTAACATGGGAGGACCTATGGGTTTTCCTCGTAGAAATGGTGGTATAGACCCAAGCGAAGGTTCTGGACGTAAAGATGATGTACCTGCTATGCTTATGGCAGGTGAATTTGTATTGACAAAAGATGCGGTTAAAGGATTAGGTGATGGAAATCAAAGAAAAGGTATTCAAAGAGCTTATAATATGATGGATAACTTGGAGGCTAGAGCATAATGGCAACTCAAACCTATGAAAATATACAACGATTACCTCCTTTTCTTGAAGGTCTGCAAAAAAGATTGTTGCAAACGGGATTCGGTGAATTTGATGGTGACACACAAACTACTAAAGGTTTACTAGACTCTCCTTTAGGTTTGCCAGATTATCAAATAGCTGGAATGGATACACTTCGTAAAGATGCAATAAACTTAGGCGAAGGAATGGCTGGCACTTACAAGCCTTTTATTGAAGGAGCTTCACAGCAAGGTTTAGCTGGTCAACAGGCATTGGCTAGTGGCTTGGGTATGTTACAGCCAGGTCAGTCACAAAAATTTACTGATCCTTTAGTCGCACAAACAACTGCAAATATATCTAAATTTCAAGATCCATTTCAACAACAAGTTATTGATAGAACAATGGCACAGCTTGATAGACAAGCTGGATTAAGACAAGCTGGAGCAGATGCGGCAGCCGTACAAGCAGGTGCATTTGGTGGGTCAAGACAAGGTGTTCAAAGAGCAGAAACAGAACGTAATTTACAAGACACAAAAGCTGATACGTTAGCTAGATTGCTATCTTCTGGATTTGGTCAATCGTTAAAAGCATCACAAGATGCCGCTGGAGCGGGTTTAAAAGCTCAACTAGAGTCAGGAAGACTAGCTGGCGGTCTTGGGCAAGCATTTGGAACCTTGGCTGGCACAACGTCAGATATAGGTCGTTTGCAACAAGCATTAGGTCAAGCAGATGTATCGCAGTTAAGTCAGTTAGGTGCAATGAGACAAGCTCAACAACAGGCTCAACTGGATGCACAAAGACAAAATGCAATGCAAACAGCTCAAGAGCCTTACACAAGATTACAATTAGGTCAGAACTTGTTGCAAGGAATGCCAAGTGCAAGTATTCCATCTACGTTTACGCAAGCAACAACACCTTCTGCTAATCCATTCTTACAAGGTATAGGTGCTTACACAACATTGTCACAGATCGCACCTTTTGGTGGCGGTCAAAAAAGCTCATAAGGTTTAGGCATGGCTATTAACGATAGATTTGCAAGTGGTTTTTCTGGATTAAATAAACCTGGTTACATTACAATTCCAGATCTTATTAAGCCAGCAAATCCAATTAATCAATTAGATCCTAAACTAATTCGTAATTTAGGAATAGAAAGTGCTATACCAACTTCTGATAAACTTTTAAAACAATTAAGTGATAAAAAAGATTCTTTATTATTTTCTCCTGATTCAAATATAAATCCAAAAATTATAAAAAAAAGATTGGCTGATCTTAATCAAATAGAAGATGAAAAAGCAGCATCAGGTGAATTAACATCATTGAGAGATTTTAGACCTCAAGGTTCTTTGTCAGGAATAGGTGAAATTGATTTAGCTCAAGAAAGTAATCAAACATTAGGAGATAAATTAGCAGGATTAGATGGATCATCTACTGGAGCTGGTGCTAATAAAAAAACAGAGCTAGAAGCTAAAATACTTGAAAATCAACAAATAGCGGAAGAAGAACGAGGAATAGCTGGAGAAATAACAGGCGATGAAATAGGAGCTACAGATCCTGTGGATGCTCCTAAGAGTAAATTTCAAAAAAATCAAGAAAGTTTACAAGCATTATTTACATCAGCTATGGATGAACAAAAACAATTGTTCGGTGATTTAGCAGATGAAACTGGTAACAAAACTATAGAAGATTACAAAGCTGACTTTCAGAAAGCTACAGGTATAGATGTATCAGGTGAGCCAGATAACAAGATGGCACTTATGTCTTTAGGATTGTCCTTGATGCAAAACAAAGCAGGTAAAGGATTTAACCTTAGTAACATACTTACATCTGTTGGTGAAGCTGGTGAAGCTGCTATGCCAGCATTTCAGAAAGCTAAAGATGATGCTAGAGCTGGTCAAATAGCTGCTGGTAAGTTTGCTCTGCAACAGACACAAGCTGATGAAAAAACTAAACTAGCGTTAGCTAAAGAAAAGCGACTAGCTCTTAGTGCATTAAGCAAAGAGTTTAGAACTAAAGCAGAGAATAGGTTTTTAAAGAAAGAAGATCATTTAAATCAAATGGAGCAAAAAGAATTAACTGAAACAATTAAACTTAGGGCAGCAATGATAAAAGCTGGTAATAAAGCTAATGAATTAACTGGTAAAGTTTTAAAAATTAGCCCTATTGATGGACAAGGAAATCTTTCATATAGTAAATCTTTTAAAAAAGATGCGGGTGAAGGAAGTAGCGTAACTATTTTTAACAATGCTCCAGAAGATATAAGAAGATTTAAAAATGCTTTTGGAAACATAAAACAAGCTAGAAATTCGTTGTCAAACATTCAAACCCTTAACAATCAATTATTATCAACTGGTACAATCCCTGCATTTGAAATAGTTAGTGATAGTATTAAAAATGTAGGAGTTGCCCTTGGCATAAAACCTGAAACTTTATTTAAAGATCAAGTTTTATCTGATGGTAAAGGTGGTTTTACTTTGAAAAAAGGTGTGTCTAGGTCAGATTTATCTAAAACATTAAGAGATCAATTAGTAGTTCAATATAAAAGATTTTTAACACAAGAAACTGGGAATGGTATTTCTAATAAAGATGTTGAGATGGTTAATAAATTACTTGGTGAAGTTGCAGTATTAACAAATCCACAAGCCGCTAATGAAAAATTAGCCGCAATAGATGCTATTTTTCAAAAAAGTGAAGATCAAGTTGTAAACGTATTTACAGCATTTAGAGACAGAGACAGTTATATGAATGAAGCTCAATATAAAAAAGCTATGGGTGTTTTAGGTGAAGATGCAAATAATACAGAAACATATAAGTTTGGAACAACAGGCAGAGCTTTTAATGTAAGAATGGGTCAAAACGGAAGAATGATTTATAGCTTGAAGACAAAGTAAGGATTAGTTATGGCTTTAATAACAATTGAATTACCAAATGAATCTTTTGATGTTGAAATAGAAGGCGATCAGCCTAACGAAGCTGAACAAGCCGCTATTGAAAGTTTAATAAGACAAAAGACTTTAGAAACAGACACTTCAAGTACAGAAGAAACAGTAGAAGAAGCTCCTAAGTTTGACACTGGCACTGGTATAAGTAGTGGATCATTAAGAGCTGCTTTGTCTATGGCAGAAAATAACGAAGAAGAAGACTTAATATTAGCAAAGTTTGGTATAGAAGAAGGCGAATACCTGCGTGATAATCGTGGAAGATTAGCTCTTACACCTGAAGGAGCGTCAAAGGTAGGTCAAGAAATAACTCAAAACACATTAATAGATGAAGAAGGATTTAGTAAATATGACTTTGCTGATCTTGCCAGTATAGCTCCAGAACTTATCGGTGGTGTTACTGGTGCAATTAAAGGAGCAGCTTTTGGTTCAGTTGTGCCTGGTCTTGGAACTATTTTAGGTGGTGCAATTGGTGCTGGTTTAGGATCAGGAGCAGGTCAAGGTGTTGAAGAAATAATAGAAGGTTTAGCTGGTGTGTCTAAACAATCAGCAGCCTCAATTGCAGGAGACATAGGAACAGAAGCAGCTATAGGATTTGTTGGTGATCTGACATTTGGTGTGGCAGGAGCTTTGTTTAAAACTGCTAAAGGTATGACTTATGGATTAAAAGAATTACCACCGCAAGAAGCAAAGGCGGCAGCAGAATCAATAGGATTAAAAGTACCAGTAAAAGATCCTACAGGAGAACCTTTAAAGTTATTAGATGAATTAGGACAACCTGTTAAGAATGCAGATGGCACGGATAAGATGTTACTAGATGTTCAAGGTAATCCCGTCATAGGTCGTTATGAAGACGCTGGATTAAAGCCAAGTTTAGCGGCTATTGGAGCATCTGGTATTATATCAAGAAAAGAAAAGATTATTGAAAAAGTTATAGGACCTACTCAAAAGCAACAAGAAAACTATCAAAATATGTTAAAAAATATTAACTATTTTAAAAGTTTAACTGGTGATGCTGGAGAAACATCCGCAGAAGAAGTTGGACAAATATTATCAAAAGGTGTCCAAGAAGAAGGAGCAATATTAAATACTGTTACTCAAGATGCTCAAAAAAGTGTATTAGAAACATTAGATGGAATCGTTGGTGCTTTTGGAAAGTCAACTACAAAAGATGTTCAATTAAATGATGAAATATTTTCTATTTTAAAAAAATCATCTGAATCATTTGATGATTTAAATACTCAAATGTTTGGTAGAATAGATGATGTTTTAGCAGACACTCTCAAAGACCCAAATTTTTTAAGCACAGGCTCATTAAAATCATTAGCTAGTAGATTAGAAGCAAAAACATCTTCTGCGGCTATATTTGATGCTAATATTGGAGCGGCTAAATCAACATCAAAAGCTGGTGTAGCTAAAGCATTAGTAGATAGTATTAATAGTTTAGGTGAATATACAAGTTTTTCTCAGTTATATAATTTAAGAAGTGCAATAGGTGATGCAGCCAGAGTTACTGGAACAAAAAATGGCGGTAGATTTTTACAAAAAGCATTAGCAGAAATAGATACAAAATTAACAAGTAAAAATTTTAAAGCTGAATTAGCAAATTATACTGATAGAACTCAACAAGTTGTAACTGGACAAATGAGAACAAAACTTGATGACGCAGCTAACAGTTTAGATGAATCAAGAGCTTTCTTTGCTAAAGGAACAGATTTATTTGAGACATTTGGAGATCATATAAATGTTAAATCATTAAATAAATTAATTATGGCAGGTAAAGATCCTAATATTGATTTTGCTAAAAAACTTATAAGAGACGGAAATCCAAAACCATTACAAAGTGCTTTAAATGCAATCAAAGGAATGACACAACGATCCGCTGATGATGTGTCTCAAGAAGCTGGATTAGGTATAAAAAGAGCTGAAAGATTAAGAGGTAGGTTAGCTAATAGTTGGATAAGAGAAGCAATGGATGATGCCACTGGTAAAGTTGTTGGTGGACTTCCAGATGATTTGGCTTTCTCTGGTGTTAAGTTTTCACAAGCTATAGATAATTTAGGAGCGACTGCTGATACTTTATTTGGAAGTCAGGCAGGTGCAGTAAAGGCACTAGCTAAACAATTAAGAATGACATCTAACTCAAAAATGACTCCTGAAGCCGTAAAAAAAGCAATTGATGAAGGTGCGCCTAAAGATTTAGTAGATGCTTTACGAGAAGTAAATATAGCTCAAAGACAACTAACACAGTTTGAAAACAACTCTGCTTTAAAAGCATTGAACAATGAAAGTATAACACCACTAATAGCATCAGAAACATTGGCGAAACCTAGTGCTAAAGCTGAATCTGTTGAAGCTGTTATGAAGTTTTTTAAAGATAGAGCTGATAGAGCTGTAGGCAAAGATCCAGCATTATTAACAAAAGCTCAAGAAGACCTGGCTAAAATGCAAAACTTTTATATGAACAATGTATTAAAAGATTTTGGTGGTGATGCTTTTATTGATGGGTCTTCTATGAAGGCTTTTGCTAAAAGTTTTAATGAAGGTGGAGCAAATGGTAAGTTTCGTTCTGTATTTGGCGAAGAAACGGGTCTACAATTAGAACAATTTGGTAGAGCGTTAAATACTTTAACAAAACAAGCTCAAGGCGGTGATCTTATAGCCGCCAACATTGCATCTGCACCTTTTCAAAACATAGGAAAATTAGCTAACTTTAGCATTGTAGGTAAATTTTTATTAAACAAACCTTATTTTAACAGATTTATGAATGATTATAAAGCTCAAGCTGCTGGTCAAAAAGATCCTAGCAAAGCTAGGTTGTTCTTAGGTATGTTTACTGAAGCAATGGCACAATTTAGCGCACAAGCACCTGGTCAATTGATGCAAGAAGCTGTAAATGAAGGTGCAAAACAATTATCGGCTGTCTCTGATAGCGCTGGATTAACCTCAGAATTGCAAAATTTAAGGTCAAATATAGAAAGAGGCGTTGACCAAAACCGAACAAATGTTCGCCCTAACCAAACTGGAATGAACATACAACCAGCATCAACTAATACAGGAATTGGAGCTATAGACGTTACTGATCCAAGTACAGCGTTAGCTTTAGGACTAAGCCCATCAATGCAAGCAATAGCCAGTAGGAATCAAACAGCATGAATATAGACGAATTAAGAGAAGAATTAAAAGAAGATGAAGGTTGTAAGTACGAAATTTACTTAGATCATTTAGGTTTGCCCACATTTGGTATAGGTCATTTAGTTACTGAATGGGATGAAGAATATGAAAAGCCAGTAGGAACACCAGTATCAGAAGAAAGAGTAAATAAATGCTTTAAAGTGGATGTTGAAGGAACAATATCAGAGTGCAAAAAATTATTTAATAACTTTGATAATTTGCCAGAAGAAGTACAAAAAATCTGTGCAAACATGATGTTCAATATGGGTCGTCCTCGTTTATCTGGTTTTAAAAAGTTTTGTGCCGCCATAGCTGATGAAGATTGGCTTGAATGTGCCGTGCAAATGGAAGATTCAAGATGGCATAAGCAAGTCACTAACCGTGCCAATCGTTTAATTAAAAGAATGGAAGCCATAGGTATAAAAGAACAAGTCGCTTAATTATTAAGTGTACCTAAACCTAAACGAGTAACATTGTCTTCTTCTTTAAATCTATTTGAATAATCTTTATCAACCCATATAGATATTTGTTGACGTACATTACGTCTTTCATCATCGCAAATACGTTTTAATTTATAATAAGTATCAGTATCTATACCAATGGACTTGAATTTTTTTGGATCTGCCATTACAATAACTCCCATGTATAACAATAATAAACGAATTATAACCCGAAAATTTGGGAAACCCAACAAGTATTTCGCAAAAAAAACAGTCGCAATGGGTCTAAAGTTTGATTCAAGATGGGAAGCAGAGCGTTGGGGTCAATTAAAAGCTATGGAAAGAGCTGGTGTGGTTGATCAATTAGACAGACAAGTTAAGTACGAATTAAATGTAAATAGTCAAAAAATATGTAATTATATTGCTGACTTTACATATCTATTAATAGAAGAAGATGGATCATCTAGATTCATAGTTGAAGACGCTAAAGGTGTTCTTACGCCTGAGTTTAAGCTAAAGAAAAAACTTATGCTTGCCATACATAATATAGATATTTTATTAACTTTCAAAAAAAAATGATAGAACAAGTATTGACTTTATTGTAACTAGTGCTATATATGAAGTTCTAGCTTATTAACAAGGAGGTCAATTATGACAAAAGAGCGAGATGTCGCATTTCAGAGCTACTTTGAAATGGACACTAAGAATTTATTCCAACACAGAAATGAACTCAAACAAAGATATGATACAGCTAAGAAAGAATTGGCTTTAATCAATGAAGTCTTAGATGCTAAACATTATAATGATGCTCGTAATGAACTTGCGAGACAGAATAAAAATTTTGGTACAGTTACAATCCATACTCCTAACAGTAATTTACAAATGAAAATTAATGTTAAGAAGAAAGTTTCTTGGGATCAAGCTGGTCTTATGACTACACTTGATACTCAAATGGATGCAGAAGATGCAAGACATTATGGTAAGGTAAGTGTTACTATTGAGGAGCGTAAATATAACAACGCTCCACCAGCTATAAAAGCTCTCCTTGAGCCACATAGAACTGTCGAGATAGCATCAACAACCTACGAACTTGAGGAGGTAGAATAATGGCATTGAATATAATTACAGCCGAACAACGTATGGCTGAGAAAAAAGGTCATAAGATTGTTGTGTGTGGTCAGAGTGGAGTGGGTAAAACCACTCTTGCTCGGACTTTAGATGCAGATACTACATTGTTCATGGACTTAGAGGCAGGTGATGCGGCTATCGAAGGGTGGCCCATAGACGTTATCCGACCTAAGACATGGGCTGAATGTCGTGACTTTGCATGTTTTTTAGGTGGTGGTAATCCATCTTTGACTGACGATCAATCTTATAGCCAAGTGCATTATGATTATGTAGTGCAACAATATGGTGATCCCTCTGAAATGATGAAGAAATATGATACTATATTTATTGACAGTATTACTGTTGCTGGTAGATTATGTTTTCAGCATTGCATGGGTCAACCCGAAAATAGAACTAGAAACGGTACAATAGACACTCGTGCTGTTTATGGTATGCAAGGTCGTGAAATGATGTCATGGCTAACGCATTTACAACATATTCGTGAAAAGAATGTTATTTTTGTTGGTATTCTTGACGAAAAAGTTGACGATTATGGTCGCAAGCTATTTGAACTACAAATAGAAGGCGCAAAGACAGGTCGTGAACTGCCAGGTATTGTTGATGAAGTTATCACAATGGCAGTTATGACAGGTGACGAAACAACAGGCACATACCGTGCTTTTGTATGTCAGACTTTAAATGAGTGGGGTTATCCAGCAAAAGATAGATCGGGCAAACTCGATGTATTGGAAGAGCCACATTTAGGTAAACTTCTGACTAAAATGAGTGGCGGACAAAAGCAATCAGAAAGAGAGCTTACATTTGTTGATCCAGCCAAACAACCAACGTCTAGCAACGAAGGAGTAACTAATAATGCTTGACTTAAATAATATAACCCCAGATGAGGGTAATGACTTTTCTTTAATTCCACATGGAACTATTGCTCGTGCAATACTTTATATCAAACCACAGTTGGATGGTGTAAGGATTCCCGATTTAGCACAAGATGCTATATTTAGGCAATCAGCACATTCTTCAGCTAAATGGATTGAATGTGAATTTACCATTGTAGGTGGTGAGTTTGACAAACGTAAAGTTTGGCATAATATATTCTTTGATGGCGATAAGAAAAATCAAAATGGTATTTCCGTATCAAAGGAAATAGGTCTTAGAACTCTTAGAGGTATTATTGATAGTGCCAAAGGGTTAAGTCCAAATGATGTTTCACCCGAAGCTAATGCTCTTAGACAAATACCAAGCCTTGAGGCAATTAATGGCATGGAGATTTGTATGAAGATTGCAGTTGAGAAAGGCACTAACGGTTACGATGACAAGAATAAAATGCTTGCACCTGTAACTTTAAATCAAGATGGTTATATAGGTAGCGGTAATACGTCAGCACCTATGCAACCGACTGTGCAAGCTCAACCACAAGTGCAACAGCCTCAAAATGGTGTAACTCCATCTTGGGCAAATAAATAGGTTTCTGCGAATCTAGCGGCAAGACTGACCTTCGTCTGCTAGAACTCGTTTGGGTAGCACGAGTGCCGTAAAGCTACCCTTTCATCATCTAGCAATGAGGGAATTATGATACTTAGACCATATCAACAAGTAGCCGTTGATGACGCATCAAAAGCTCTTGATAAACACAAAAACACTATCGTTGTTGCTCCAACGGGAGCGGGTAAAACTATTATGTTGTCTGCATTAGTAGGCAAGAAATATAAAAAAGGCGATAGAGTATTAGTCATACAGCACAGAGATGAGCTTGTACGACAGAATGCACATAAATTTTCCCGTGTTAATCCAAATATATCCACAAGTATAGTTGACGGATCAGAGAAAGATTGGTCTGGAGAAGCCATATTTAGTATGGTGCAGACGCTTTCAAGACCGAACAATTTGGATAACATGAAGCCTGTTGACATGGTTGTGATTGATGAAAGTCATCATGCAATAGCAGATACATATCAAAGAATTATTAACAGGGTCAAAGAAGCGAACAATTCTGTAGAGATAGTTGGCTTTACAGCGACTCCTAATCGTGGAGACAAAAAAGGTTTAAAGACTGTATTCAATAATTGTTCGCATCAAATTGAGATAGGAACACTTATTCGTGAGGGTTTTCTTGTACCGCCTAAAACATTTGTTATTGATGTAGGTGTTACAGATGATTTGCAAAATGTTCGCAGAACTGTGTCAGACTTTGACATGGGCGAAGTTGAACGAATTATGAACAAGAGAGCCATCAATGAGAAGATTGTAGATGAATGGAAAGACAAAGCGGGAGACAGAAAGACAGTTGTTTTTTGTTCTACAGTTGTTCATGCACAAGATGTATGTGATGAGTATCGTAGATCAAATGTTAGAGCCGAATTAGTTACTGGAGAAACTCCGTCAGAAGAACGTAAACAGATACTACATGACTTGGAACATGGAGATATACAAGTTGTTGTCAATGTCGCTGTGCTTACAGAGGGCTTTGATGCTCCACCTGTTAGTTGTATTGTTTTAACAAGACCATGTTCATACAAATCTACAATGGTACAGATGATTGGTCGTGGACTCCGAACAATAGATCCAGAAGAACATCCAGACATCATTAAAAAGGATTGTGTGGTTTTGGACTTTGGAACAAGTGTGCTTACACATGGATCATTAGATGAAGGCGTAAATCTTGAAGGAGCTGAAGCTCAAAGAGCTGGAGAAGCACCTGTTAAAGTATGTCCAGATTGTCAATCAGAAGTGCCATTGTCCTCTCGTGAATGTCCTATTTGTGGGCATGAGTTTGGCGCAGAAGGCAAAGAAGCATTAGAAGACTTTGTAATGACTGAAGTTGATCTCATGGACAGATCACCGTTTAGATGGATTGACTTGTTTAATAATGGAGTTTGTATGAGTGCGAGTGGTTTTAATGGTTTTGGTATGGTTGCACACTTAGATGACATATCTGTAGCCATTGTAAAGCGTACTGGAGGCAAGTTAAGGGTAGTTAGTGTTGGAACTAAGGAACAAGCCATAGCATCTGCTGATGACTTTCTAAGGAAGATTGAAGACAGTGATGCTGCTAAGAAAGGTAAAAGATGGTTAAATGAAGCTGTAACGCCAAAGCAATCGGAAATGTTGAGACGTTACGGTGTCGATGTTAAGCCAATAGATTTTAGTTGGAATAAATATAAAGCGGCTTGCTGGTTGAATTATGTTTGGAATAAAGATCAAATAGATAAAAGAATTATAATCATAGGAGAAAAAAATGCACCGAAGTGAAGCACTAAAAAAAGTAGATTTAATTATAAACGGACCTAGAGCTAAAACTCATGGCGATGCTACAGAAACTCATACATACATAGCTGAAATATGGAACATATTGTTAAGAAAAAAATTAAAAGAGCCTCTTGATATACATGATGTCTATAGAGCAATGATAGGCATTAAACAAATTAGAAACAGTCAGAATCCAAAGGTAGAGGATAATATGATTGATGTTATCGGATATGCAGCACTAGCTATAGAGGCAAAAGATGGCAAGCATCAGAGTTGATTACACTTTATTTTTTGAGCATCCTGTAAGTAAAAAGGAAGGCAAGATGTTCGTTCCTATAGATCTTGATTGTGGTAAAGAAGATCTTATGGAGTATATAAATAATGCTATTATGGATACTTGTAGCGAACTTGATAACATAGTCAGTGGTAAGGCAGTTGTTCATTATTTTGGAGCTACATTTGATTTACATTTTTACATTCAGGAGGATGACGAATGTCAGATAACCATCCATTAAAGAGGTTTGCTCGGATTTGTTCGGAAATAGGTTGGGATAAAAAATTGTGCGATTTGTCAGAAGACGAAGTTGTTGGTATAATATCTAACATACAATTATCGTCTAATGTAGACGAGTTTTACAACGGAGAATATATTGCTCGTATCCACTTTCAATACTCAGATAAATCATGGTCGGGAGGTGGCGATGCTCCCTTCTAAAGAAATAACACAATTAATATCAGATGCTATAGATCAAAGCATAGTCGATCAAAATGATAAAAGAACTAAACGAACTTACTTAGGTGGTTCATCTCTTGGCGAATCATGTTCTAGAAAAATACAGTATAGATACATGGGTTATGAGGCTGATGAGGGTCGTGACTTCAGTGCAAATACCTTGAGAATCTTTCAGTTTGGTCATCAAATTGAAGATGATGTTGCACTATGGTTAAAAAATGCTAAGTTTGATTTGCGTACAGAAGACAAGAAAGGCGAACAATTTGGTTTTTCTATCGCAGATGGGGAGATCAAAGGTCATATAGATGGTGTAATATGTGGAGGTCCTGTGGACATGGGGTATCCGTGTTTGTGGGAGAATAAGTCAGCCAATGATAAGAAGTTTAGAGAATTTATGATGAAAGGCGTAGCTAGAACTAATCCAGTTTACGCAGCTCAGATAGCTTTGTATCAGGCATACATGAACTTAACAGAGCATCCATGTTTATTTACAGTATTAAATAAGAACACAAGTCAGATATATTATGAACTTGTTCCCTTTGATAAAGTATTGGCGCAAGAGATTAGTGATAAGGCTGTGAATATTTTAGAAGCAACAAAAGCAAACGAAATTTTACCTAGAGTAGCATTCTCAAGAGACTTCTTTGACTGCAAATGGTGTGAGTTTCAAGATAGATGTTGGAGTTAAAATAGGCGACATGAAAGGTAGAGAAACAAACAAATGTCGCCTATAACTTCAGCCAACGAAGTAAGGATATAATAATGACTATAATAAGACTTGGCAATAAAAATCGTGAGATGAACTCACATGAATTAGTAGAACTAATTAGTCAAAAAGTGCCACCAGAGGTGCAAATAAGTGAGCTTAGAAACACATATCCAAACGGAGTTATTCGTGGGGATCAATTCTCTATTGGTTCATTATCGGGAGAGCCTGGTCAATCATTAAAAATAGATATAAATCCTAGATCACCATACTTTATGAAAGGTCAGGACTTTAACGGTGCGTCAGGTATTGGTGGTATCGTAAAGATATTGATGGAAGGTCGTGGCATGAGATTACCTGAAATCAAAGAATTGTTCGGAAACTATCTGGACGATTCTCCAAGTTTTGTCAGGGATCAGGAAGCTCCTCCGCCAATTATTAATCCATCTTTGCGTCAACAGATAACAATGAACACTCCATTTGACTCCGAACATTTGTATCTAAATGCAGATGGAGAAATACTTTGTATAGTCAGACGATATAATATGAGAGATGGTGCGGGTAATCCCGTCATGGATGATCACGGTAAACCTAAGAAAGAGTTTCGTCAGTTTACTGGTAATAATCCATATCCTAAGATGCCTGATGTAAGACCGTTATATAATATACCGAACATTTCTGCTTCAGATAAAGTTATATGGGTAGAAGGCGAGAAGTGTGCTGATGCTCTTAATGAACTAGGTTTTACAGCTACATGTACTATGGGCGGAGCGGGTATGTTATCTCGTAAGTCAGCCAGTCAATTTGATTTCTCACCGTTGCATGGCAAAGAGTTAACAATTTGGCCCGACAACGATACAGCGGGTAAAAAGGTCGCTGAGTTAATACAAGATTTAGCTATGAATGCGGGTGCTAGGTCAGTTACGATGTTAACTCCGCCAGCGGGTAAGCCTGAAAGATGGGATGCAGCGGATGCAATTGCAGAAAACTTTGATATTGGTAACTTTCTTAATACAAAGATAAAGCATGTAAAGAAAACAATTAACTTACTGGATGAAAGTTTATTAATTAAAAGGTTTCAGGGTCAAGCTCCTGAACAAAAGTTTTTAATCGGAGACACATTACCATTAGGTGTACCAATCATATTTTCAGCCGCTGGAGATGCGGGTAAAGGTATGATGACACTAGACTTAGCAATGAAGGTGTCTAGTGGTCAGCCCATGACAAGTGCTTTCGGGGATAATATTACAGAGTTTGGTAACACAATTATCTTTACAGCAGAGGATGATGAAGGTGAAATGCACAGGAGAATTGAGCGTTTAGACCCGAACAATTCTCGTTTTGACTATGAACATGAGATCAGGATTGTATCTCTTCCTAATGTTGGTGGTGTATTTCCAATACTTCAGGAAACTAGTGACGGATACAAGACCAGCATTGAATTTGAGAAGATATACGAACAAATCTTACAAATGAATAATTTAAAATTAATCGTGTTTGATCCATTAGCATCATTTGTCCATGCAGACGTAAATTCTGATCCAGCAGCAGGAGCTGCACTAACTGGTTTACTAGCACAAGTGGCTACAGAAACTGGAGCTTCTGTAATGATGTGTCACCATATGACAAAAATCAAAGATGATGTGGCAGTTGCATCTCCCGAACAAGCAAGGAATATGATTAGAGGTACGTCAGCATTAGTTGATGGTGTGAGGTGTGCGTTTGCCATATGGCAAGTTGATGAGGCTACTGGTCGAAGGCGTTGTCAGGATTTAGGTATAGAATATCAAAGAAACAGATGCTTTGATGGCGCAGTCGTTAAGTCAAATGGTCCCGCAAGGCGTGACATAAGGCATTTTGTTCGGGATATGTATTCTGGACTACTGGAAGACAAATCGGAAGACATATCAAGACTGCATTCTGGAAGTAATCGGGAAATAAAGAAAGATGCTTTATTTGCTTGGATTGCCACATGTGAGCGGGAAGGTAGAGCGTTAACACAGCAATCGGGAGCTGATGCCATTTTGCAACGTATGAGTGCAGATCCAGACGCACCAAGAACTTTGGATAACTGCACACAAAGAATGGTTGATGGAATTGTTCGGGAATTATTGGCAGAAGGCAGGATCGGGAAGTATTCATTTAGTAGGTCAGGTGGTCGTAAGTGGCTTGGAACTACAGATGGTGACATGAGCAGAGGAGAATATGAAGCATCAACAGCAACGGAGAATGTATAATGTTATTGGCAGACGGTTTTGAAGGAGCGTTTATCGGAGTGGCTACAAGATGTGGGCAACCGACATTAGCTGTTTACAGCGCACATAAATGTATTAAACTATTAGTAGAAAGAGATGGCATGACGCATGAAGAAGCATTGGAATACTTCAATTTTAATGTTGTTGGTGGGTGGGTCGGTGAAGAAACGCCTTTATTTCTTGAGTCTATGTCATTGATTGAAGCGTGTAACTTAGATGGGGAGGTTAATGACAATGAGCGAACAGAGTAGAAGAAGAACTTGGCAACCAGTTGTGCAGACGAAAGAAAGACCGAATAATTGTTCGGTTTGTGGCAGGTCTGGAGCTTCGTATTCTATTGATGGAGGTTGGAATTGGCATTGTTGGGTGTGTGTACCAGATGAAAGTTACTTCAAAGCAGGTGGGAAAGATGATGCAAAAATGTATTAACTGCGGTGCCAAAATGAAAGTAGGGCGTTATGAAAAAGCTAAGTTTTGCGTAAATTGCAATTATGAAAGACAAGCTGGTAATGCTGAAATTAAAAAAGTTTTTAAAGATTTGCAAAAAAGAAACAGTAAAATGACACCTGAAGAACTAGAAATGAATGAAAAATTTGAAGATGATCCAAGAGCTGAAACCGAACAATTATACGGTAAAGTATCAAAAACTCCTGACAGATCCCATTATTCTCCTGTTAGCAGTATTGATATAGAAAATATGTAATGCCAGAGCTAATATGTAATTTACCAGCAGAACAAATTTGGGTTAGAAAAGAATATCTTAGAGATTTACAAGACGGACATGGTGAATTTGTAAAGGGTATATGGATTACAGCTAAATCTATAGCGGGTCGAGCTTTTTACTTTGAAACTTATTTACCCGAATATGGAGCTATGTTTGATAAGCTACCAATATCTGCATTTGTATCAAAACCAGTTACGCCTAAACTGGATATGAATTTACCTAATCTGCAATTTTGGAATTGTATGGATTACAATGTTACAGCTATACATAAACAATTTATCGGAAGCATGGATTTTGAAGTCTTGACAAGAGATTTTGGTATCGTCAAAGGCACATATATATGCACATTGGATAACTACCATAATCAGCCTGACGTAATTGACTACAGTACCAGTGAAACACCTGAAGAACATAAATCATTTAATTTATTACAGTTAGAAAATGGACAATATTGTTTATATCCGAACAATAGAATGAGAATTTATGACAATAGCCTGACTCCTGAGAAGCCTAAAATGCCCGATTTTAAAGTTAGCACAGTTGAGTACCAAGTTGAAAACGGTAACAACACAAGGCTAGGCGATACTGACGAATACTTTTGGAAAACCAAAAAAGAATAATTCACCATTGACAATGTAGTTATCATTACATATATAGATTATATAGGTCTATCGTAAGGAGATAATTATGGAAAAACCAATTCTAGCAAACGAACTAATTACAGCTCTTGGAGATGCCAAAAGAAATATACTTGGATGGCAAGGCGGTAAATATGCAGAGGGCATGAGGCGCAACGTACAAACTGAAATCGTTACTGCTCAAAAATTTGTATTAAGCAAAAGCCTTATTGAACATGCAGTGCAAGCAAGTATGTCAAAACCCGAAATACTTTTTAATATGTTGGAGCGAGGTATTCCTCCATTTAATTCTTTATGGATTGAATGGGATGAGGTTTACCGTCAAGAACTATTAAAAAAGATTCATGAATCAAATGGTAAAACATATGATATAGGCGAGACTATTATGCCCGTTGGCTATCATGTTCTTAAACATAATGGCGATTATATCTATGCTTTATACACTAAGTACGAACCCGATAATAAAAGTTATATGGTATCACCACAGATCGGGTTTAGCATTGATAACGAAAAGCCATTTGATAGATTAGATGCATCGGGTAATCCCGAAGTTATGTCTGAAAGTGATTGGCTAAGAGCATCATGGCAAGCTACTGAGGCATATCTTGGCAGTTGGTATGCTCAAGAATATGGTAAAAATGGTACTAAAAAAGATAAATACTATTTAGATTTAATTAGACAACGAATTACTACAACACAAACCGCATCAATGCATTGGATGATAACTCAAGAAAAATTTGATCGTGGTTGGGATCAAAAAGAGATGAGTAAATTTATGGAAATCTCTTACAATGTTATGGAGGGCGATGGTAGGTTTATGATCGCACTACTTGGGTTGTTAAACTACGATTTAATCGCCACAGAAGAGATAACTCCACCTAGAGAGATAGATCATATAGCCTTTGGTCGTAAAGTGCCTAAGAACGAATATAAGGTCGTTACGATTAACTTACCAAAGCCTAGAGGTAAAAGGGTTTACTCCCGTATGTTTACGGGTCAAGGATCGCCAAAGCGGGAGCATTGGAGACGAGGACATTGGAGAGTGTTAAAGAATAAAAAAGGCGATGTTCTTAAAAGAATTTGGATAGATCAACAAAAGGTTGGCAATGCTGAATTAGGCAAGATTACACATGATTATGTATTAAATAAAAAAGATGCTTGACATGGTATTGAATACTATAGTAACTATAAAGGACTATCTTAACTAGCAAAGGAAGGAAAGTAAGATGACTGCAATAAAACTAAAAGGTGTATTTAACAACAGAAAATCAATTGTAAGTACAAAGATTTTTGTTGAATGGAATGATAATCCTAAAATGGAACTCTTAATGAACGATATGCCAAATGAATTGGCTGAGTTATGGGATGAATGGTTATCTGATATTGAGAACGAAGAAAATGCTAAAAATGGGAGAAATCATAATGAGTAGACTATCTGACAAACTACTTGAAGTAGAATTGTTCGTAGGTGAGCAGTTGCAGGACTACACAAACGAGCAAGTGTTAAAGCAAGTCAAGATCAAGTTTGGTGTTGATATGTATGTAGAACATGCAAAAGATTTGTTGAATGAATTTCAACAAGAACTTAACTTTCAGAGGTTACAACCATGATATTAGTTAAAAGAATAGATATGGCATTACATATCCAAGAGTTAGTTGCATTAGAGAACATAACTGTAAGCTATCAATCGCTTACAGAAACTGTTCCTAGATATTCAGCTATCCCGTCTAGGCGACATATAACCATTAGACCGACTAAAAATACGGGATATTATGTGTCTGCTTTACATGAAATCGGTCATATACTTGGTGGTAATCAATCTCGTAATAACACAACAAAGGAGAAAGAAATTGGTGCATGGATTTGGGCAATGTTACATGCGATTGTATGGACAGATACTGCGGATCGGGTCATGGCTAAAGCACTACGTTCATACGGTGTTAGCCAATCTGAAATCGAGGAAATCCAACATAAATGGAATCCAACAACAAGAGATGAGGAGCAACAAATTGCTTAATGAAAAATTTATAAAAATACATATTCAACAAGCTACTCCGTACAAAATTACCTTTGTAGATAAAATTGTTCGGGCTTTGTACAAAATGAAACAATGGTAAAAAGAGCAAAAATTCATAGCACTAGCAGATCATGGGAAAAATCTCTCAAAAAATCTGCTAGAGTTAAAGAGCGCCAGCGGACAAAGCGAAGAATTGTTCGGGAAATCAAGGAGGAATAAATGGGCGAGTACGAATGTATAGATTGTAACGAAATCTTTTGGGCAGAAGAACCGCCTCACCCTAAAGATCAATGTGATCGTTGTAGAGAAGAGGAAAAAGACAATGGTTAAAATGTTTGTCCTCATATGTGTCGTTTGGGTTGAGGGCAGTCGTTATGACGGTGGTGAACAGAAGTGTATCATGCACGAAAGCCAAGTAAAGTATATGACGTTGGATCAATGTCGTAACGATATACCCAAAAGCGAACAATTAATAGAAGGTGCTATATATGATAACTTTGGCGAAGAGCCTATAGATCATAAAATTATGGCTGGATGTTTTGGAGGAGCATAATGATTAGAAAAATACCAAAAGAAAAGTTTGTTATCCATTGTAAGGAAACAAAGTATTACATGGTCGAGATCGAAGCTGATAACTACGATCAAGCCGTTAAAAAGTGGGAGAACATAGCCAAAAGGCGTGACTACACCACACTTCACAGAGAAATGGAAACACAAAGCGTGAGTCAAGAGGTATAAAATGAAACTTAAAATTATAAATAAAAAAGAAGATCAGCCTACACTTGAAGAAGCACAGGAATTTGTCGGTGGTTGGGTTGAAAGAATACTCTTAAAAAATGGCGATATAATGCTTATTGATGAAGAGGGTAAATTAAAACAAAATAGCATTAATCCTAAAGCTACAGATTATTGGGTTAAGAGTTTTGGTATGACTGACGTTATCGTTGGTGATGCTATTTTAATCAAACAAAATGCTTTAACGGATTTATGGTAATATGATAGATATAAAGGTCGGAGATTGTCGGGAGGTGCTTAAAACCTTACCCGATAAGCATTTTCAAACATGTGTAACAAGTCCGCCATATTACGGTTTGCGAGATTACGGAACTGATGCGCAAATCGGACTGGAAGAAACACCCGAACAATTTGTCGAGTCGCTGGTCAATGTGTTCCGTGAAGTCAAGCGGGTGCTTAAAGATGACGGAACTCTATGGTTGAATCTAGGCGACAGTTACTCAAGTGGCGGTAGAACTAGCACAACGAATCAAACTGTTCGGGGTAATACTGACTACGGAGTTACTAGACCACCGCCTATTGTGGGTATAAAGCCCAAGGATTTGATCGGAATCCCGTGGCGTGTGGCGTTTGCCTTGCAAGCTGATGGTTGGTATTTGAGGCAAGATATAATCTGGCACAAGCCTAATCCCATGCCCGAAAGCGTACAGGATAGATGCACAAAAGCCCATGAATACATATTTCTTCTAAGTAAAAGCCCTTATTATTACTACGATAATGTGGCTATCAAAGAAGAAGCACAGGATTGGGGAACTCGAGACCGAACAAATGGTAAGTATCACAACGAAGGTACTGGATTAAATCCGCATACTGGTCTGGAAAAGTCATACGAGACAAAGAACAAGCGTAGCGTCTGGACTGTTAACACAAAGCCTTACAAAGAAGCCCATTTTGCCGTGTTTCCTACTGATTTAATCGAGCCAGCGATACTGGCTGGATCTAGCGAGAAGATTTGTTCGGGTTGTGGGAAGTCGTACAGGCGTGAAATGGTCACAACTGACGTTCCAGATAGAATTGTTCGGGATCATATGGTTGGCGTTATACCTAAACGGGATAAACCTACTCGTATGAATAGCAAGAATATGTTGTCGCTGACAAAGGAAGATAAAGGATTTGTTAAGCAATGTGATTGCGATACCAGTAAAACCGAACAAGATCGGGTCTTAGACCCTTTTGGCGGATCGGGAACTACTGCACTGGTTGCTGACAGGCATAATAGAGATGCTACCGTTATTGAGCTAAATGAGTCGTATATTGAAATAGCTAAGAATAGACTGGAAGGCGATTCACCGCTTTTCGCAAATGTGGAGGTGAGCTAATGGCTAAAAAGAAACAGAAGAATTGTTCGCAATGTAAAGAAAAAATCATTATCGGCATGGAACTGGTAATGAATAACCGAACAATTTGCATTGGTTGTGCTGTTGAGAAAGGAATAGCACAGAAATGGCAAGCGCCAGTAAGTCATGTTTTAAGCTGTAAATATGATTTATATTCATGTGGCGAATGTTACAGAAACTACACCGTAATGATGGAGCATTTGGGCTATGTTTGTACCCTTAATGGTACGTTCTATAAGCCTACTAATGACCCTAAAATTGTGGTGCTTTATGAGTGATTTACTTACCGCTTACCAACTTACTCGGTAAGTAAAAATGACGGTAAGTAGTAAGTCATTGAAATTGTTCGGTTTTTTGAAGCAACTTACGGAGGTTACTTCTTATCACGGTAAGTTAGAATTTAGCTCTAAGTCATTGATTTTAAAGCTACTTACCAACTTACCGAACTTCCCCCCTAAAGGGGGTATAAGAGGGTGGTAAGTAAACCACCCCTCTTACCCTATTAAACTAACGTAGAATGGAGACAAAATGGAAAACCCGTTAGAGAAAAAAAGAAGAGGTTATTTATCATTTTTTTGCGATGGTGTCATAGACGCTGTTGCACATCGTGAACTTGATATTAAAAAAAAATCATCTGCTTATTACAAACAAGGATATGATTTTGGTTTAACTTTTCGTGACGCATTAACGAAAGAAGATTTAGATGAAATTAGACAGGAGAAAAAGTAATGCCAAAAGTAGCTGAGAATTTAACGAAGGAACAACGATTAGCTGGATGGAAAAGATTGACTGATAAACAGCAAGATTTTTTAAATAACTTTATGCACAAGGATATGACGCAGACAGAATCGGCTAGGCGAGCAGGATACGCAAATCCTGGCGTTGATGCTGTAAGGCTGTTGCGTAACCCAGTCGTTCAGGAACGCTATCAGGAAATGCGTGAAGAAGCTCGTAGTCGTTTCGGGGTTACTATTGATAAGTCGGTGCGTGATCTTCTTAAAATCCGTAACGAAGCGTGGGAGAGCGGTAAATTTGGTGAGGCTATTCGGGCTGAAGAATTGCGTTTAAAGGCTACTGGGTTGCTTGTAAACAAAGCTCATGTACTACATGAACGCACAGACAGCATGACAAGAGACGAAATACTGGCAAAACTACAGGAATTCCAAGAGATAGCACAGAAACGCATGAAAACAGCCATAACCACCCATAAAGACCCAAACTTGATAGAGCAAAGTAGCGTAAAACCCAAAAACTAGCATATTTACTTGGAGGGGGTACTCTCAGGGTCTCCCGAACAATTCCTGTGGGCATAGGGATCGGGGTACTATCGGGCTTGTTATCGGGCTAATTGTTCGGGCTTTGATCGGGATCGGGCTTGTGATTGGGGTCATTCTTTGCCAAATTGTTCGGGTCAGGATCGGGGTCCTCCTGCTCCCAGCAACCCGAACAATTGTTCCAGTTGTAACGCCAGCAGGTCACGCTGTCCGTCCTGCTGGAAACCGAACAATTGTTCTCTACAGCAGGTAGCTGGATCTGGCACGGCTGGTTCAGGTAATTTATGTCATATGATATATTTTTTTTATTTTTTTTTAATTTAGTTGTTGACAAGGTAGCAATCATTACATATATTAGTATTAATTAATCAGCTAATGGAGAAAAAAAATGATAGTACAAACAGTAAATGAAAACCAATTTATAGACGCTTTTAGAACTTGGGATACATACAAGAATAATTTTTCTTATGAAGGATTAAAGGCATTATATGAGGAATTAGAGCAAGTTGCGGAGTGTATGGATAGCGGTCAAGTTGAACTTGATGTAGTTGCGATCTGTTGTGATTATACAGAATACGAAAACTTTCAAGAGTTTGTAGACGCTTACGGAGATAAATACAAATATATATTTGGCGGTAATAATGACTGCATTGATTATTATACTTCCGTCATTCTTCCTGATTGTTGGATAGGAAAAGACCAAGACAATCACGAAGAAATAAAAGATTTACCATTTATAGTCCAACAGTTTTAACGGGGGTCAGCATGTTATTTTATACAATCTTTTTGAATGTGGTAGCATTCGCACTATTTACCGCAACAGTTTTACTCTTTCTTTTGTAATTGTTCGGGGATCGGATCGGGGGTTCTTCCCCCGATTTTTTCCTGTAGATACCGAACAATTGTTCCCTCCCCTCCCCCTCCTGCTGTGAAACCTGAAACCGAACAATTGTTCTCTTTTGTCCTGCTGGTTCAGGAAATCCTGCTGTGAAATAAAAATAAAAAAAAGTTTATTTAGTTGTTGACATATGTGTAATCATTACTTATATTAGTATTAAGTTAAACAAGCCAATGGAGAAGCAAATGAATAACATGAGTAAACTGGTAACAATATGGAACGACTGGACTAAAGCGAACAACTTGCCCAGCATGAGTGCCAGCGAGCTACTTTGGCAAGAAGGGTTAGATGAAAGCCAAAAAAGATTCATCAATGCCTTCATCGAAATGTGGGAATCAATGTCAGCATACACATCATCTTGGGATCAATAGGTTTCTCCGAAAAAAGTCCAGCAGGTTGCTGGGCTTTTTTTTATCTACAGGGCGAACAATTGTTCGCTATTATTTTCCTGTTGGCAATGAAGCAGGTAATAAAGTAACGACTGGTAATAATAATGTTTTTATAGGTTTTTATGCTTTTACTACTTGACAAGGGTAGTAATGATTGCTATATATATAGTAATTAAACAAGCCAATGGAGAAATAATATGTTTGATATAGAGTATAAACTAGGTTGGAGATACATAGTCTGGGTAGGCGGTGTAGACGATTATTATAAAAACTATAAAGATGCAAAAGAGGCAGCTAAAGAGTGGACTGATGCAGGTTACGACTTTGTGGAGATTCAAGAACTATCAGAATTAAGAGGGAGTCAATAATGTTGTACTTAGCATACGGTGCAAACCTAAACAAAAGAAACATGGCAGTAAGGTGTCCACTTGCGACACCTTTATGCAGTATTGATCTAAGAGGTTACAAGTTATCATTTAATAATGTGGCGACTATCGTTAAATCAGAAAATGATTCCGTTCCCGTTGGAGTGTGGAGAATAACTGAAGAGTGCGAGAAAGCATTAGATAGATATGAGGGCTTTCCTAATCTATACCGAAAAGAATACTTGGACTTGACTAAACTCGGATTGAATCAGGGTATGGTATATATAATGAACTATGGTGGTAAAGCAGTACCGAACAAAAGCTACTTCGATACCATAAAGCAGGGGTATCAGGACTTCCAGCTCAACACCGAACAATTAGTGAATGCTGTACTGGAAGCATATGATTATGAAAAAGATGCTGGTCGAGTCATTCAAACAAGGCGTGGCGGGGGTAGATGGAGGTAATTGTTCGCTTCACCCAGCAGGAAAACCCAGATCCTTCTGGGTTTTTTTACAGGTAAATAACGAACAATTGTCCGCTAATCGGGAGGACGCTGATCGGGGAACACCCTGATCGGGGAATTTTCTGACGGCATTTCTGAGAATCCCAATCCTGAGATCCCCACTCTTAATGAAAATTTTTTTGATTTTTTTTTTAAAAATAAAAAAGTCAATAAAAACAAGGACTTATAAGTAATTAAATTATTTATATACTATATATACAAAAAATAAATGTTGTAATGATTACTAGAACTGTTATTTTAATTGGACATTTTAATTTAATTGAGGAAACAAACAAATGACTATTTTAAACAACAACAACAGACCATATTTTTTAACTTTTGGTTTAGAGCCTGAATTTGTCAGACCGCATTATTCAAATGTAGATATTCATAATCATGTTGATGGAGTATTTGCAAAATCAGATGGCAGTTTAAGAGATGGAGGAGAATTAGAATTACCAATTTATGCTGATAGCAATAGAGCATGGGAACATATAGAAAAAGTTTTTAACGTAGCAACAAACCAATATAATTGCGTTTCAAATTCGTACAAATGTTCTGTTCATGTTCATATTGGAATGCGACCAATAGACAGAACAATTGTTAATGAACAAACTTTTACAAATGAAAGTATTAATTTTGCACAATCAAATAATAATATTAGATCGAGAATTGGAGCAAAAATATCTGATTATTTTGGGCAACCTTTACCGCTAGAAATTGCTAGAGATGTTAGTTATAGAATTGTAAAAGATATAGCTTTATTTTCAACAATGCTAACACCAAAACGTAGAGACTGTTATTACGCTAAGTATCCATCAACAACTGCACAAGCCATACAAAACACTAGAGCGGATATAAATAGCTTAATATCATCAATAAGCACAGAACGTAAGTATTCAGCGATTAACTTACTATCACTTGCACCAAATAATTATAGTAACAATGTAAAGTATACTATGGAATTTAGATCACATAGCGGATCTATGGATATGCCAAAGTTAAGAAATTGGATAAGATTTTTATTAAACTTAGCTTATCACTCAATTGATACTAGATTTGTACAAGCTCAGAGCTTGCTACAAACACCAAACGTAATTGCAAGGCATGGAACAAAAGCACAAATTGTTTGGGAGCTTGCAAGATCAGATAATGGAGCATCTACACAAGAATTAATGAATGCTAGCAATATAAGATCAGCTCAGAGAATTAGAGTTATGTTTAGTGAATGGAGAACTCAGTTAGCAAATACTTTTGGACAGAATGTTATTGAAACATTAACACAACAACATTATGGACATAGATATTCTACAAGTAACGGACAACACGATTTAAACGGCTATAGAATACCTAGAGAAATTCAAGGTAATGGAAACGGTTATGTATTTAATGGTGCAGGAGATGCAGGAATACTTGCAGGAATGAATGCAGAATTATTGAATGCAACCAACCAAAGAATTCAAGAAATTGCTACTATCCGATCTCGATAGTAGCAACCAAAACAATTGTAATTAAAATGTAAAAGGCGGGATTTTTCCCGCCTATTTTTTATTTATTAACAGAACAATTGTATTTATTTAATTATTCTTAAAATTATCTAAGTTATTGATTTTACTATATAAATCGGGGATATACACCCTATACACCACCAAAATATATATACAAACAATCAAAAAAGTTCTAAACCGTGTTCCCCTCAAACGACCCCCATCAATTTCAAAAACGACCTCCAAAAAAAATTTTATAAAAAAAATCTTGCACTTTTTGGTATTCATTGCTACATCTTGTATGTTAGGAGGGCATTATGCCTAGATATAGATTAAGCTACGGAAGGAAGAGGACGTTTGAGTCTGATGACATCATGGGTGTTTTGGATTTTATGGGTATAAGCAAGAGTGATTCAGAGACTAAGTGGTTGAAGGACAACGCTATGGACATTTGCAACTATGCTTACAAGCCGATTAGGTTTGGAACGAAGGAAGAATTTGTAGAAGACTTAGTAAAAATGAATTTATTAGAGGAGTTAGCCAATGAAACGTAATGAAAACAGCTATGCGAAGGTAAAAAACAAAGAAATGTTGAATTATCGCAACCAGATGGGCGTAAGTCAGGTTGCTATGGCGAAGAAATTAGGATTAAGTCATAGGATGTGGAATCATTATGAGCATGGAACGAAGCCAGTTCCAATATCTGTAGTTTTATCAGCGAAATATTTGTGTAAGAACATGGATAAGATGGATGAATTGCACGATGACATAAAAAAACACGAAGAGCCGTTGACGAAATGGGATGTTGACAGGATTGAGGCTCTTATGAGGAAGATGAAAGACGATATTTCTGCAAATTCTCAGATAGTTTCTAAAATTTTAGCACAAAGCCACAAAGAAATGGGCTTTCTATTGTCAAAAATAAATTAATCGTATATCATCTCCACATAAATTAGTTTTTTTGTGGAGATTTTCATGGCGAATGGACCTCTGGGCGGAAATATGGGTACGCCACCTGTACCACCACAACCGCCACAGGTAAGTTTTGAAACAACAGCCCAAAGCAGGGGTAATTTTAACAATTTTTTAAAATCCATGCCAAATACAACGTCTATGACCCCTATTCCTCCAATGGGGTCATCCCCTATGATGCCAGCTCCAGATCCGATGGCGAGTATTGACATATTCAATCAGCCTGTAAACATGCAGTTAGGTGGTGTAGCGGGTAATCCTTTGGATAGTTATGGTGATTATTTATCTCAGCAGATAGATAACACGCAGGTTGAGCCATTTATTCAAGAAGTTCAACAGATGGCTAGTCAGCGTTTTAATTTAGGTGGTGACAGTGGTGGATTAAAGACATTTTTAGAGCCTACGATATTCGAGCCACCTCAAGATTTATCAAGACCAAAGATGGAATTCGCAGAGCCACTTTTACAACCTTTCAATCCTATGATGCAAAGACCTGCTGCTCCGTTTCAGATGCAAGGGCTTGGACAGCCTATGAGAGACAAAGACGGCATATTAAGAGAGCCAATGGGTTTGCGAGGTGGACCTGAAATGTTTAATATGATAGACCAGCGAATATTCAATGACGGCTTTATGCCAGAACCTGCACAATTAACAGGTGGTTTTACAAGGTCTTATGCTAATGGTGGCGATGTTGGTGACTTTAGCGACTTTGGTGGCTTTGACGATCCATCAGACCCATTTGGTGGCGATGATAACACGGATTTTTCTGATCCAGATAGTGATATGGATTACACAGACAGTTACACGGATCAAGATTTTACTGATGCAACAAATATTGGCAGTGGCGGCGATAATCAGCCAGATGCTTTTCCAACATCAAGACCAGAGATTTTAAAAGAGGCGATTGCAAGAGCTGAAAATGAGGTTTTTGGTGGCACAGCATCTGATGCTTTGGGATTTATAAACAAAGATGGTAGTTTAACAAATGCTGGTCAGAAAGAATATGACAGTTCTATTATGGCTAACTTAGATGTTCTTCAAGATGAAAGACCTGCTGATACTGGCACACAATTAGCTAGCATATTTGACAATAAAGACATATTGACAGCTTCTACTAAAAACGTGAATCCAGCAGATATTGTTCAAGCGTCTTTTAGACCTAGTTCGTTAAATTCTACATTTAGCAATAATGTTTTAGACGGTCTTGATTTAAATACAGCATTCGGAGGAAACAGAGGCGCAAAAACTGATACTGGTGTAATTGGTTCTACAGATGCAGAATTAAATGCTTTAGAAAGATCTATAGCAAACACACAAAGAGCCAATGAAATTCAGAATCAATTAGCGAATGTAAATAATCAAACTTTAGCTGATAGAGTACAGAACCAAAGAGGTTTAGGTATAGATATATCTACTATACCAGACATTTCATTAGAAAATATAATGTCAAGTAACATAAGCAAAGAAGACCCAAACAAAGCGACTGTTACGCAAAACATAAGTCCGCAGAACACCGCTGATAGAATATCTAGAAACAATAGAACTATAGATGAAATTAAAGCTGATATGGGTAGTAGAGTTCCTGACACTGCATTAGAAACTATGGCAGGTCGAGTTGGACCTACTGATACGGTATTTGATATTGATACGACAGATACAAGAAACTTTGTAGGCGATGATTTTGACACTGCACTCAATCTTGTTGATAGAAATGAAGCAGATAGGTTAGCCGCAGGACAAGCTATGGGTGTTGGCACTGCGCCTAATTTACAAAATTTAACCTCAACAGCTATGGGCAGAGGTCAAAACGTAACAAGATCAATTGCACCAGAAGATTTTGAAGAAAAAGTAGGCAGAGACTTTAATGCTAATCGTATGGCAGACATTGAGAGATTGTATGGAGAAGATGTTGGTCAAACAAAAGCTGGAAGGGGTTCAGATCCTACATTCTTTGAAGACAAAGGTTTTACTGGCACAGCAGGAGGCATATTAGACGCAATAGAGAGAAAAACCAGAGAAAACATGGCTAACGAAATAGCATTAGGCAGACCTATGGGATTAGGTGAAACATTTTTTGGATTTAACGCACCAGATTTAAGAACACAGACTATGAAAGATTACATGTCTAATGTTCAACCTAATTATGATTTTGGTGATTTTAATCAAACTTCAAAATCAATACCAGAAAAACAATTAGTTAGAAATAATAGTGGTCGTGTTATTGGTATAAGAGATGCAAGTGGTAGGTTGGTTTCTGGCATGGATCCGAATGCTCCTATGGGCAGTGATGACAATAATGAAAATCCATTAATACTTAGACCTATTGCAAAAGCAGAAGAGGAAGAGAAGGAAGAAGAAAAGTTACCAAACGTAATAGGCGGAGGAGATCCTATAACACTTCCAACTCCTAAATCTGTTGTTGTTGATTCACCATTTACAAGTAATGTCTCAGATTTTGTACCATCTACTTTTAATACAGGCGATATAAATAAATTAATCGAGATGTTAACAGGTGTTGCTGCTCCTAAATCTATGAAAAAAGGTGGGGTTGCTGGATATGCAGAAGGTGGTCGAGTTATGCAAGCATTGGATAATCTCTTAGCGACAGCATAATGGAACAGGCGTTAACAGCATCACAATTTGCAGAGTATCTTAGTGATGATGAAATTTCTAAGATTACGCCTCTTCTTGATCGTCTTAAAGTTTTAGAAGAACAAAAAACAAGTCAAGATAATTATTTAAAGTTTGTAAAGAAGATTTGGCCCAGCTTCATTGAGGGCAAGCATCACAAAATATATGCAGACAAGTTGCAAAAGGTAGCTGATGGTAAAATCAAGCGTTTAATTGTAAACATGCCACCAAGACATACGAAATCAGAGTTTGCGAGTTACTTGTTTCCAGCGTGGCTTATGGGCAGACGACCTGATCTAAAGATAATACAAGCAACGCACACGGCAGAACTTGCGGTAGGTTTTGGTCGTAAGGTCAAAAACCTTATTGATAGCGATGACTTCAGGGATATATTTCCTGATATAAAATTAGCTAGTGATGCGAAGGCATCTGGTAGATGGTCAACAAATGGTGGCGGAGAATATTACGCTGTTGGAGTTGGGGGTGCGTTAGCTGGTCGTGGTGCTGACTTATGTATCATTGATGATCCAGTATCAGAGCAAGATGCTTTGAGTCCAACAGCGTTGGACAGTATTTACGAATGGTATACGTCAGGTCCTAGACAAAGATTGCAACCAGGTGGTTCGATCATTATTGTTATGACCAGATGGGGTATTAAAGACCTAACAGCTAGAGTTATCTCTAAGCAAGCTGAAGGAGGAGCAGACAAATGGGAAGTCGTGGAGTTTCCTGCAATATTTCCAGATACAAACAATGTACTTTGGCCCGAATATTGGAGCAGAGAGGAATTAGACGGAGTAAAAGCGTCAATTCCAGTAGCCAAGTGGAATGCACAGTATATGCAAAACCCAACGGCAGAAGAAGGAGCTATAATAAAAAGGGAATGGTGGAATGTTTGGGATAATTCTGAACCACCTCCATGTTCGTATATCATACAATCATACGATACCGCTTTCAGTAAAAATGATCGTGCTGACTTTAGTGCTATTACTACTTGGGGGATATTTACACCAGTAGAAGGTGAGGGTGATGCAATTATTTTACTTGATGCAGAGAAGGGCAGATGGGATTTCCCAGAACTGAAGCAAAAGGCTTATGAACTAAATGAGTCTTACGACCCTGATATGATATTGATAGAGCAAAAAGCTAGTGGTACGCCTTTAACACAGGAGCTTAGACGTATGGGCATTCCTGTTACACCCTTTACACCGAGCAAAGGTGCTGATAAGTTTGCAAGGATGAATGCTTGCGCACCAGTATTTGAAAGTGGTATGGTATGGAGACCAGACGCTAATTTTGCGGAGGAAGTCGTTGAAGAATGTGCGAGTTTTCCACATGGAGACCATGATGACTTGGCAGATTCGATGACACAGGCTATACTAAGATTCAGACAAGGTGGTTTTATATCCACACCTGACGATGAAGAATTTGAACCAGGATATAGAAGAAAAATGGAGTATTACTAATGGCTGGAGATTTACAAAGTAATTTAAAAAAAGGTCTTAAAGATCTAATGGCTAAAAAGAATGTAACCATAAAGAAAAAATTATCAAAAAAACCTATTGATGTGACAAACAAAAAAGGCATGGAAAAAGCCATAAGAGAAATATCTGGAATGGAAATGGGTGGCGAAGTTATGGACACAACCAAGTCTATGCCCGTTGGTATGATGGACGGTGGTAAAGTCAAGCCTATGAAGATGAACATGGGTGGTGTAGTACCAGGCAGAGGTGGAAAGTTCAAAGGAGTTAGATAGTGGCAAAGCTCAAAGGTAAAAGAATAGCAGGAGAGCCTGGAACTATAGAATATGGTGGTCACAAGATATATAATAATAAAGGCGAAGGCGGTGCAAATTATTTAATATATGCTCCAGGTCGAATTGGTCCTGATGATGGTGCTAATACATTAAGTGATGCAAAAGCTATTGTTGATATATATTTAGGTCAGAAGATGGGTAAAAGATTTGGTGGTGCTGTAAAGAAAATGAATATGGGTGGTGTCATCAAAGGTCGTGGTGGTAGCTTTAAGGGGATTAGATAGTGTCAGACGAAGCCGACAGAATCAGAACTTACCAAGAATTAGCAAGGCGTGGTCAAGCTGTGCCTGGTAAGAACTTTGGAACTGGCATTACTCCTAAAACAAAAAAGATAGAGCCAAAAGTAAAGGAGATAAATCCTGGCAAGAATGTTCAACTTAAATTGTTAAGATTAGGTGGTAATGTGAGTAAAAGCAAAAATCCATTAGCTGGTTTAAAGATGGCTACTAATATAGCGAATCAAGAAAGTAAGGATTTGGCTAAGTTAAAAAAAATAGCTAAAAAACCTCGTAAGATTAAAATGAAAAGACCTACTAACTTAGATATAAAAAACGCATCTATCACTAAACCAACGACAATGGGTATAAACAAGGCAACAATATTTAAAGCAAAAAACGGTGGCGAAGTTATAAACATGACTAGATCAATTATAATTAATCCAAAGACAGGAGAGTAATATGAGTAAAAATTTAAAAGCAGATAAAACAGAAATTTTGAATGAAGATTTTAGTAAAAATGTTGCTAAAACAAATGAAAAAAATAAAAAACTCATAGGTAATCAAAAGAAACTAGATAAAAATAAAGATGGTGTAATATCTGGCAAAGATTTTAAAATGATGGAATATGGTGGTAAAGTTCAAAAGATGAAGTATGGTGGTGTCGCAAAAGGTGGCAAAATGGGCTGTCGTGGTATGGGTGCAGCAATCAAAGGTGGCGGATTTTCTATTAGATAGGATTTGAAATGGCAATCGAAAATATAAATGGTATCGCAGATGCGGTAGCTCCAGAATTAGAAGCTAATTTAGTCAAACTACCACCAGAGGCTTTGGTAGAAGGTGTTACAGAATTAGATGATGGATCGGCTATTGTTGGTGAAATGGAGATGGAAGCAGAAGCTCCTATTGCCATTCCTTTCGATGCAAACCTAGCCGAACATATTGATGAAGATGTTTTGTCAGAAATATCTAATGAAATTATACGCAACATAGAAGATGACACTAATTCAAGAAGCGATTGGGAAGAACAATATAAAGGCGGACTAGAACTTCTTGGTATGAGTTACGAAGATAGATCCGAGCCTTTCGAGGGAGCATCTGGAATAGTACATCCACTACTAGCTGAATCCGTTACACAGTTTCAGGCACAGGCATATCGTGAAATGCTACCCGCTGGAGGACCAGTTAAGACTTCAATCATTGGAGCAGAAACTCCAGAAGTAACAGCTCAAGCAGAGCGTGTTAAAAATTATATGAATTACCAAATAACTTATGAGATGGAAGAATATGATCCTGAATTAGATCAAATGTTATTTTATCTTCCAATTGTAGGTTCAGCATTTAAAAAAGTTTACTTTGATCCAACAATGCAAAGAGCCGTCAGTAAGTTTGTGCATTCTGAGGACTTAATCGTTCCTTACAGTGCAACAGACCTAGCAACTGCGACAAGAATAACTCACTGCATTCGTATGGATAAAAACGAAATTAAAAAATTACAATTATCAGGATTTTACAGAGATATAGACCTTCCTAGTTCTGGCGCTGATTCAGACACTATGAACGAAGTGAAGGATACAATTAACGAGATAGAAGGTATTACAAGTAGCTCTTCGCAGAATGAAGAGATGATGGTTTATGAAGTTCACACAGATTTAGATATTGAAGGATTTGAAGATATTGGAGCTGATGGTGAGCCGACAGGACTGAAGATGCCCTATATCGTCACAATCATGGAGGACACTGGGGATGTCTTATCAATCAAACGGAATTTCAATGAAAGTGATCCGCTCCGTAGGAAAGTGCCTTATTTTGTGCATTATAAGTTTCTACCTGGTCTTGGGTTTTATGGTTTTGGTCTCACACATACTATAGGTGGTCTTTCCAGAGCTTCTACGTCCATTCTAAGGCAACTAATAGATGCTGGTACACTATCTAACTTACCAGCAGGTTTTAAAGCCAGAGGAGCTAGAATAAGGGATGATGAGACACCTCTTAATCCTGGTGAGTTTAGAGATGTAGATATGGTTGGTGGTGATTTAAGATCAGCCATCATGCCATTGCCATTTAAAGAGCCATCACAAACATTATATTCTCTTATGGGAACATTAATAGATTCTGGCAGACGTTTTGCATCTATGGCTGACATGAAAGTTGGCGAGATGCAAGGCAACGCTCCTGTTGGCACAACTATGGCTATTATGGAGCGTGGCACGAAGGTTATGTCAGCTATTCATAAACGTCTTCATTACTCACAAAAGATAGAATTTAAATTGTTAGCTCGTGTATTTTCTATGGGTGTTCCAATGTATCCATATCAAGTACCAGGAGCGCCACCAGAAATAAAACAAAATGATTTTGATGACAGAATAGATATATTACCTGTTTCTGATCCTAATATATTTTCAATGTCACAACGTATTGCTTTAGCTCAAACACAATTACAATTAGCACAAAGCAATCCAGAAATTCATGGGCAGAATGGTATGTATCAAGCCTATCGCAAAATGTACGAGGCGTTAGGAGTTACAAATATAGACCAAGTATTGCAACCTCCCCCACAACCAATGCCCATGAACCCAGCAAAAGAAAATCAAGAGGCATTGAGGTTGGGTGTGTTAACTGCATTCCCAGAACAAAACCATCAAGCACATATATCAGCTCATTTAGCTATGATTTCTACTCCTGTAGCACAATCAAATGCTTCAATACTTATGACATTACAAGGTCACATATCTGAGCATATAGCTATGATGTCTGAAATAACTGCACAACAGGAAGTTATGGCATCAATACCACCAGAACAACAGATGATGATGCAACAAGATCCTAATATGCAGAAGCAAATAACAGATCAAATTGCATCAAGGGCAGCCGAAATTGCAGCCGAAGTGCAAGAACAATATGCACAAGCACTGACACCTCCACCTCAAGAAGATCCTCTTGTTAGTTTAAGAAAACAAGAACTGGCTCTTCGTGGTTCTGAAATACAACAAAAAGCCGAACAATTTCAGAAAAAAGCAGAGATGGATATGCAAAAAGAGTCAAATGATACGTTAATTGACAACAAACGTCTTCAGCAACAAGAAGAAATTGCTCAAGATAGAATACAAACTCAACGAGATATAGCAGCTATGAATGCTATGAAAGGAGGAAGAAGTGGTTAGTTCAGTTCGTGCAGGAATGATTGCACAAGAAAAAGAAAAGAAAAGACAAACAAGACTTGCTGAACAAGGTGTAGTAACTTCACCAGAAGTTGTTCTAAAAGCAGTAATAAAACAAAATCCTTTGGAAGTATTAGAGGTTATAGCAGATGTCGAGCCAAAAACGGAACAAAGTACAAAAGAAAATAAACCAAAGAAAACAAGCAAAGCCAAAAAACAAACCAAAAATAATAACAAAGTTCTCAAAGATAGCTAGACCGCAAAGATTTGAAGGCGTTTTTTAAATGGTTGTTGCAGAAATTCTTACTGGTATTGCATTAGTACAGAAAAGCGTAGACTTTATAAAAAGTAATATCGGTACAGTTAATGATATAAAAGATATAGCTAAACAAATTGATGGGTTTTTTCTTGGCGAAGAACAGATGAACAAGGGTCAAGGAAGAGGGCTTTCATTAAAAGAACAATTTGGCTCTGTAGAATCAAGTGCAGAAGACTTTATTAATCGTAGACTTTTAGAAGAACGAAGAAACGAATTAAAACAATTAATTAATCTTAGGTTTGGACCTACTGCATGGGATTCAATAATAGCTGAAAGAGCTGAAAGAATAAACCAAGCTAAAGAAGCTCATAAACAAGCAAAAGCAAAAGCAAGAAAAGAAAGAGAAGAAATATTAGAGGTTGTTAAATGGGTTGGATATGGGTTTATCATAATTGGTTTAGTGACAGCAATGTTGGTTGTAGGTGTAAAAGTATTTGCGAAAGATTACACAAGAGATCAAAAAATAAGAAATGGTACTATTTCTTTACCTAAAATGACTACATGCAGACTGAAGAAACAAAAAGTATTTAAAGATAAAATGGCTTGCATTTATCAAGGTGCAAACAAAACCTATGAATTAGAATTTACAGATATTAGGATAGGCTGTCCAAAACAATATAAATGTGTTTTTAATCCTAACGGAGATGAACCTTCAATAGACAAAGTTATGGAAAGTTTGAGGAGTATAGCCAAATGACAGCCTTTATGCTTGCTTGCACATTAAATGGGATAGCTACTGGTGGTATATATTTTGAAAATGTTAATATATGCTTGCAGTATAAAGATAAATTAAGCAATCAATCTTATATGAAAGACGATAAGCCACAAGTGTATGAGTGTATTTGTAAGCTAATGCCTTTTGTAGATACAGAGAAAGTGAAGGTGTACTAATGACAGAAGAAAAAAAGAAATTAATAAATTTAGACATTGGTCAAAATAGTTTTGAATTATCTCTTAGAATCTTAGGAAATGAGTTTGTTGCAATAAAGATTGGTTCTACTAATTTTAGTGGAAAACTAATAGCAGGAGGTATTTTGTTGTTATTTTTTACTTTAGTGCTGTTAGAAGGCTTTGGTTTAAATGAGGTGTTAAAACAATGAGTGTGGAAACTTTTTTAAAATGGAAGATATTACCAAGATTTATGATGCTTGCCAGTACCATAATGTCTTGGAGATGTGCTGAATGGTTTATGGATTTAGATGCACCAACCGCTAGTCAATCTGCATTTGTATCTGTAGTTATGGGTGTAATGACTGGTGTATTTGGTATATGGATGGGTCACGAACATAAGGGAGATAATAATGTTAACAGCGTTAATAGGACCAGTAAGTAATCTTCTTGGTAAGTTTATAGAAGACAAAGACATGAAGAACAAGTTGGCACATGAGGTGGCAACTATGGCAGAAAATCATGCACAGGAACTAGCTAAAGGGCAATTAGAAATAAATAAAGCAGAAGCTAGTCATAAATCCATCTTTGTTGCAGGTTGGAGACCTTTTGTTGGGTGGACTTGTGGAATAGCTTTAGCATGGCATTTTGTACTACAGCCATTAATAATGTTTTTGTCGGTTTTATTTGGCTTTACATTACCAGAACTCCCTGCTTTTGATATGGGAAGTTTAATGACTGTTTTAATGGGAATGCTTGGATTGGGCGGCTTGAGGACATATGAAAAGCAAAAAGGTTTAACAAAATGATGTGGCATTGGCTAACTTTAGCAAAATGTTTTAGTAAAATTGGTAATTATTTTTATTATAAACATGTAAAATGTTTAAAGGCATCACAAGGTAGAGGAAAATAAGTGTGGACGGAATTAAATTAGCAGAGTATTTATATAAGAACATACGTCAAAGAAAAGAGGATTTAGCTCAATCTTTGGCTGATGGTTCGATAGACTCAATGGAAGACTATCGGTTCATAACAGGTCAAATACGAGGAATGACTTGGATTGAAGAAGAATTAAAATCCTCGATGAAAGGTACAGACTTAGATGACTAAGAAACTGATCGTGCCAGAACGGTTTGTGGCACAAAAAAAAATCAATCCGACTTCTCCCTCTATAAGTAAAGCATTTGATGATAAAGAAGATGCTAATCCAAACTCAAAAGACCCTTCTAAAATGGAAAGATCAGCTCTTGATCGTTTACCAAGCCCAACTGGTTACAGGATGCTTGTTATTCCATATTACGTTCCAGAAAAAGTTAATGGTATCATAATACCTGATAAGACTAGGGATCGTGAAAGTT